GCCGCCCCCACCACGTGAACGAACTGGTAGCGCAGCTGAGCCTGGGCGAAGAGGGCGTTTATGGCGGCGTTGAGGTCGGCGAGGGAGTAGGCGGGAGCGGTGGTGGTGAAGGTGTAGGTGTCCCCCACCTCAAAACTCGTGCCGCTAGCCCCGTTCGTGAAGGTGAGGCTGATGCCGGTGCCCGGGAGGGCGTAGGTGCCGCCGGAGGGGACGGCGATCTCCGGGGAGTAGGTGTCGCCTCCGTCCAGAGAATAGACAAAGGCAGCAGTACCCCTACCCCCGGCCCGGGTGATCCTAACCACCGCCTCGTAGGCGTCGTTGGGGCTCCCGGAAGCTGCGAGGGTGCCTGTGCCCGTGCCCGTCTTCTGCATCGAGCTGATGCTGCCCGCCACGCTGGCGTTGGCCCGGACGGCGTAGACCAGCCCGGCGCCCTGGGCGATGGCCACGGCGATGGCCTCGGGCAGGGGCCCACCCCCAAAGACCTCCTTGGCCTGCTTGGTGGACGTGATGGCCTGGACCTGGTTCACAGGCCCCTGCTGGGCCACGCCGATCTTGGCGTGAACCCCCTCCCCCAGAGCGGGGAGGACGCCCAGGTTGCCGTCCTGCACGTTGATGCTCACACCCGGCAAAGGCATCAGCGGATCACCTCCTTGAGGGCGGCCTCAACCGCCCGGTCGTACTCCATCTCCGTCACCTCCTGCCCCAGCGCCCACCCCGCCTTGGCGCGGGCGGCGGCGAGGAGCCAGGCAGGGGTGCCCTTCTGGGCCGCCCACTCCTCGTGGGGACGGCGAACGTCCTCTTGGCCTTGCGTCTGCGTCTCCTTCTCCTTCGGCATATCACCCTCCTAGGCCACCGCACCTCTGGGCGATGGCCTCAAGCGTCACGTAGGTGCGCGCCTCCGCCACAGGCATACGCGTCCGTAGGTCTAGGACGTAGGCCACTCCTCGGGAGATGACCCCACCCTCCTCCCACCTGCCCCGCTCCAGCTCCACCACGCTGGGACCGAACGTCCGGCGGAGAGCGCTCACCGCCTCAACCAGCATCCCTTCCACCTCCTCGTACCCCTCGCCCCAGAGCCAAAGCTGGAGCCCCACCAACCGGGTGGCAAAGCTGGCTGGGACCTGGGGGTAGGTGAGGGCGCTGGAGGGGGCGAAGCTCTCGTCCGTGGGCACCAGGACCAGCCGAGGTGGGGCGGCCCGCTCGCCCAGGGCGTCCGCCCCCAGGTAGAAGGGGATGGCGGGCAGGGCGGCCTTGAGGGCGGCGTAGAAGTCGCCGATCATCCGAGCGTCCTCCTCAGGTAGGCCTGAATGGCCTCGGCCATGTGGGGGGCGTAGCGGCCCAGGTCGTTCCCCTCGGGGAAGAAGGGACGAGCGGGGAGGTCCACCCTGGCAACCGTTACCCACCGGCCTTTGCCGCCCCTCCGCTTCCCCCGCCCCCCGGCCAGGCGGAAGCGGAGGTAGCGGGCCCGCTTGGGGACGATGGTGGCCCCGAACTGATGGGGGGCGGCGTAGCGGACGTTGGTGCCGATGGTAAACCCCCAGGGGCCAGTGGCCCGCACGCTGAAGCTCCGGCGGAGCCGGCCAGTGTCCGAGAGGGTCTGCCCGCCCTCCAGCTGGGCGCGGAGGGAGGGCTTCCAGGGCTGGCCCTTGGGGTCGGTGGCGGTGGCGAACCGCTCCTCCAGGGCGCTCAGGGCCCCCCAGGACGCCGCCTTCACCACACCGGCCTGGCCCTTGGGCGTGACCAGGTGGCGGGCGGCGCGGATGAGCTCCTTGAGGGCGGCGAAATCGCCAGTGAGGGAGGCGCTCACGGCCACCTCCTAAGGCTGGTCACGGCGGCAAACGCTTCTCTACCCACGTCAATAGAGGAGTCCCGCACCTCCGGACTTGCCCCTCCGGCGGCCACCCGTTCCAGCCAGCGGATGGCGTCCTCGTAGCGCAACCGAAGCACCTCGTCCGCCCCCCGGGCCGGGTCGTAGCCCCGGACCGCCATGAGGTCGTAGGCGGCGATGGCGGCCACCGCCCTGGTCAGCGCCTCGTCCCAGGCGGTGAGGGGCAGGGCGTAGCGGGCCCGGAGGTAGGAGTCGGCCAGCCGGGAAGCGGCCTCCAGCGCGTCCTCTATCGTGGACGGCGAGACGCCCCTGAGGGCCCCCTCGGGCAACCCCAGGCGGAAGAGGTCGTTCTGGGTAGCGTAGGTCATTCAGACTCCAGGGCCTGCAGAATCTGCTGAGCTAGCTTGGGCCCAATCCCCTTGATGGCGACGAGGTCAGCCTCGCTGAGGCCTCGGAGGCTTTCCAGCGTGGCGTACCCCGCGGCCAGAAGAGCGCTGCGCCCGGGGAAGTCCTCTGGAAGGGGCGTGGAGGTCTCCGGGGCGTTGGGGGGAGTGGACCGGCGGTGGCGGCGCAGCGTGCCCAGTCCCATATGCGCCCTCACTGAGTGATGAGACGGACCACAGGGGGCTTGGTGTGTTCCGGCATCCGGCTGTAGCGGTGGGCCACGTAGTAGATGTTGACGGCCATGACATCGGAATCCGCCAAGATGTCCCGGTCGGTTTCAATCTTGGGCTCGCCGTTGTACCAGAGAGCAAGGCCGCCTCGCAAGACGAAAAGGGTCACGTACTTGGTGGGGGTGCCGGTGATGACGGGAGCCCGGTCGGAGACGATGAGGGGCAGGCCCAGGACCTTGGGCAGGCCACCCTGCTGAGCGTCTACGAACAGGGGCAGCCCGTTGGAGTCCTTTACCTTGCGGAGGTCCCCCAGCACCTTGGAGTGGACCACCACGGCGGCCACGTCCACCTGGGCATCCCCGAAGGCGTTCAGGGCATCCACGATGGCGTCGTAGGTGATGGTACCCGTGCTCCGGTCTACCGTGGTCTGCCCACTTCCGCTAGCGTTGGCGGCGGCGATGAGCGCGGCGTCAAACTTCCGAGTGGCGCCTTCCACCAGCTGGCGGGCCAGCTCTGCATAGGGGTCGGCGTACTTGGCGCTCAGCTCGGCCCAGGTGGTCATCTCCACCGCCTTACCCGCCCGCTTGACGGTGGCGGTCTCGGCGGTCATGGTGATGTTGACCGGGGTAAGGGGCACCCCCTCGGCCACATCGTCAAACTCCCCGATGGCATTGAAGTAGGGGACCTTCACCGTGTCCCCACCCTTAGTCCCGCCAGGCAGGGTGGGAGACTCCGCCACCGCAGGAGTGCCCTTGAACGCCACCCGATCGGGCCAGGCGGCCCGAACGGCGTCCGCCAGAATCTCCGGGATGATCAGATCGCTACGGGTCGTCACAGCCATCTCACTTCCTCCTCGTCAGCGCCTGCATGCGCCGGTAAAGGTCAGGGTTTTCCCGGTAGATGCGCTCCTTCTCCTTGTAGGAGAGCTTGTTCCACTCCTCCAAGGAGAGCTCGTGCGCGGGCTCCCGGACCCCGTCTCCCACGATGCGAGGAGCGGCCTCCAGGAAGCCCTTGAGGGTCTTCAGGTCCACCTCCCTGGCCCACCGCTCCAGGGCTGGGGTAAGCTTCCCCTCAGCCTTGCCCTGGCGGATCAGCTCCTCCCGCTCACGGGCCTCCCGCTCGGCCTCCAGCTCCTTGACCCGGGTGGTGAGGGCCTCCACCTGGCGGGCGGCCTCCTTCCAGGCCCGGATCACGCCCAGGGCTTCCTGGGGGTCCTCCTTGCCGGTGAGGGCCACCACCTCGGCCAGCCCCGCCCTGAGCCGGGCGATGGCCTCGAGGGCGGCCACCTCGTCTTCCACGCCTAGAGCCGTCAGAACTCGCGTCATCTTCGCCTCCTCGTCCCTTTCCCACGGGGCTTTCTCGCCCCACTGGTGGTAGTGCTGGGCGATGTGCCGCTTGACCGCGGCCACGTCCGAATCAGGGATGTCCACGCCGCCCCTGGCCCCCTGCAGGGCCGCGGCGGCGGCCATCACCCCCCGCTTGTGGACCACCAGCTCCCCGTCCCGCACGTCGTGGTGGGGGAGCTTGTAGGACCCGAAGTTTTCGGGGTCAGACGCATCGTACCAGGCGAAGGCCTGGCGGTACTTTTCCCAGTCAATGGTCTCCTTCTCCCCGGACCCGTCCCGGGAGGCCCACCGCCGCACCCGGGCGACGGCGGCGTCCGCGTCCCACGCGCCGTCCACCACCTCGCCCGCCCGGAAGGGCACCGCCTTGGCCACCAGGGGCTCCAGGCGCTTGGTGGCGGGCAGGTTGGTGAGGGCGATGTTGATGAGCTCCACGATGTGGCCGTCTTCCACCCGGAAGGCCGGGGAGAAGTAGCGGTACTCCCGGTTCCGCAGAAGCTCCAGGGCCCGAGGCGTCCACTCCACGTTGACCGCCCACAGGCCGTCCGGGCGAATCTCCAGGTCAAACCACCCCGCCGCCGGGGTGGGGCCGTTGGCCACGGGCTCCAGGGCTTGGTGCTCGTAGTCCAGGGAGAGGCGGTTCCCCCAGTCCCGCCAGGCCTGGAGGACGCGCTGGGCGTCCTCGGGCGTGAAGAGGAAGGTCCCCTTGGTGGTCTCCACCTTTCCGAAGGGGAAGATGCGGAACTCCCGCGGGATGCCCGCGGGAATCTCCGTGGTGAACGAGCCTAAGACCCTCATGGCGGCACGAAAAATCCCCCGGGGTGAACCCGGAGGTCTAGAGTATGCCGATTCTAGCGGTAGCTTAGCACAAAGCGGAGCCTAATGCAAGCCCCCGTTTACTCCCGGCGTGGGGCGTGGTAAGATAGGGCTAACCCACCGGGGTGGGCCTGGGTTCCCGATACCCCGGTGCAGGACGCACGGCCTTCCAGGAGGCCGAGGCCCCTTCAACCCCGTTTGAAGCGCAAAAATCCAATCCTCTGAGCGTTCAGGTAGCTGGCTCGGCTACTCTCAAAGAACGTGTACCCAGCTACCAGCACTCCCTTTTGGAACTCCCCCACAAACAACACATTGCGTTGCCGCTCATCTTTGTAAATCTTCACGTAGCGAAGGCGAAACGCCACGGCTCGCCCGTCCACCTTCCGCATGGGCACCAGCCAGACCTCCTCCGGGTCCCGCACCAAGTCTGGGAGCCAAGAGAGGAAGCGTTCTCGCCCATCGGGCTTCAGGTGGCGGAGAAACGCCTCGTCCAGGAGGACCGTCATGCCCGTGGGGTCCTGGACGTAGAGCGGCACGGCTCCCCAGGCGCCCTCGAGGGCCTTTCTAAACCCCTCCTTCCCCGCTTCCTCCACCGTGGGCAAGAGGGAAGTGGGAGGAGGGTGAACGGGTAAACGCTCCGGACGGCCGTAAGTCCGCCAGTCCGGGGGCGGGCCGATAAACGCGGGCTCCCACTGCCCCGGCTTGGCGGCGTCCGTAACGCCTCTGGCGTAAGCGCGTCCCCACTCGGCGAAGTCGGGGGCGAGGCCAAACCCCTGCTGAGGAGCCTCGGAAGGAGGTTCCTGGACCACTCCCCTTCGCCTGGCCTCGGCCTTGGTGAGGGGCCTCACCCCAGACCGACAGTTGAAGTGAAGGGGAGGCCAGTTTCGGCGCCACCACGGATCATCGGCTGGTAAGACGGTACCATTGCGTGCCCGGCACATCTCCGTGGTGCGGCTGTCCAGGACGGCGTCGTACATGAGGTAGGGATGGGTAGCCTTCACCTCGGGGTCCTGGAGCTGGGCCCAGCGCCCTGACTGGTAGGCCATCTGGACGTTGGTGCGGAAGATGGTCTCCACCCGCTGGCCGTTCCTCCTCCCCCAGGCGCCCTCTAGCTTCTCCCGCACCCCCTTCTTCCACTCCTCGTAGGGGGTGCCCTCTTCCAGCGCCCGGACCAGGGACTCCCACACCTCGGCCAGAAGGTCCAGGGAGGCCACGCCGGCCACGGTGAAGGCCCTTCGCCTGGCCGCCTCCTGCAGGCGGGCCCACTCCTCCTTGCGGAGGGGCATCCGGGCCTGGAACCAGGCGATGGCCTCTTCCGGCCTGGTGGGGTCAGCGCTGACCCGCCACATCCCGCGCCACCGCGTACCGCCCCGCCAGTTCCGAGAGAAGAAGGGCGGCCTCCATGAGCCCCGCCAGCTCGGCCGGGTTGGCCTCAGGGATGAGGTCCACCAGCCTCTGGCGCAGGGCCTCGTAGTCTTCGGCCTCTTCAATGGCCTGGAGGACCTTGTCTAACCACCGGCGCAGGAGGGGCACCGCCGCCCCGATGGCCTCGTCCGCCACCCGGTCGGCGTAAAGCTGGCCCTGGACGAAGCCCGAGGAGAGGGCCACCCGGTCCCCGGAGGCCAGGCGCACGGTCTGGGTGGAGGCCTCCTGGGCCACCGGCACCCCGTAGGCCTCCAGGATGGCCCGGAGGTCCACCGGCGCCCCGGCCTGGGTGAGCCCCTGGATGGCCTGGGCCAACTTGGCCAAGGTCTCGGCCCCCACCTGGCGGTCCTCGGGGGGCGTGGTGTCCCACTTGGGCCAGGGGGCGAGGCGGGCGGAACCCCAGTTGTACTCGGCCCACCAGCGGACGACCCCTTCCCGCAGAGAGGTGGCCAGGGCCTCGGCGTCCGCCTCCAGGAGGTCCTGGCGCACCATGTTGTGCACCTGGGCGGCGGCGTAGGAGCCCCCCTGGACCTCGGTGGTGAGGTTCTGCCCTAGGACGGCCACGGCGATGGCCCGGTCCGCCCAGGCGATGGCCGCCTCCCGGCCCCGCCACACCTCCCCAGACGGCGAGAGGATGTCCATTTCGTAGCCCGGGGGGAGGACCAGCCCGGTGTCGGCCCCCATGTCAGCGAGGAGCCGGGCCAGGGCCTCCCGCTCCTCCTGGGCGCTCATCTCCCCGGCCCTGGCCACCCGCACCGCCCCCACTTCGTTGTCCCGGGCCCAGTACCGGGCGGCGTCCAGCTTGATGAGCCAGGGCAAGGCGATGGCCCGCCACAGGCCCATCTCCCAGGGCCGCCGGGGGCCATAGGGGGTGTAGAGCCACCAGGCCCCCTCCTTCAAGGGGTGCTTGGGGTCCTCCCGGGTGCGCACGTACCAGCGCTCCTCCTGGGGGTCAAAAAAGAGGTTCCGGGGGTGCCAGGGCTCCAGGTGGGGGAGGAGCCTCCCCGTCTCCTCGTCCTCCCGCCAGTCCAGGCGGGCCAGGCCCACCCCCAGGAGGAGCCCCCAGGCCAGGACCTGGTAGAGGGCGTCCTCGGGGGCGAAGCGGAAGAAGTCCGTCTCAAAGGCCCGGGCGATGGTCTTCCCCTCCCGGTCGTTGGGCCGCTCCACGAGGAAGGGCAGGCCCAAAAGCCCCCGCACCCGCACCCCCACCGTGGCCGCCACCCGGTCGTCCGCCAGCATAGCGCCCACCAGGTCGGCCGCCGGAAGAAGGTTCCCCCCCATGGCGGCCCGAGTGGCGTAGGCCAGGTCTATGGGGGCCCACTCCCGCCACCCCCACGGGGAAGGCTCCCGAACAGGGTCGCTTAAGCTTCGTGGATTCTTCGCCATATCTCCTCCAACTTTGGTCGGGCCAAGGCGTACTCCACCAGGGTGGGGCGGTCGGCGTGCAGGAAGCGGGTCAGGTCCCGGGCCTCTGGGCTGCGCTCCTCCTCGGGCAGGTGGAGCTCCAGGGCCTCCCGCAAGATGAGCCGCACGCGCTCCCAGGGGTACCAGCGCCCGGCCACGCGGATCCAGTAGCTCGCAGGCCGCCCCGTCACGGGCTCAATCCCCGCTTCCCACTTGCTCCCAGGCGGTCCCGCCCGCCGCATCCGGCTCCTCAGCGCTCCGTGGAAGGCGAGGGCCCAGCGCTCCCGGGCTCGTCCGTTAGCTCGTCCGCCACCTCGTATGTCACGAAGGTAGCCCCGCAGCGCCTGCACTTGTACCGCCTCACCAACACCACGTCCGGCCATACTCCCTCCAGTCCCACGCGGCCGCGGGACTCCACTTCCCCGCTCCCGCACCTAGGGCAGGGCACCTTGGCGTAAAATATGCCGATTCTACGAGGCATTATACACCACCCCGGAGCCCGCTCCAGCGCCCCGGCACCTTCAGAACCTGCCCGGTCCCCCTCGAGGCCCTCGCCGCGTCCAGGGCCAAGGCCAGGGCCATGACCAGGTCGTCGTGAAGCCCCTCGGGGGCGGAGTAGGCGTAGCCCCCCGAGGGCAGAGGACGGGCCTCAAAGGCCCTCAACTCGGCCAGAAGCTCGGGGTGGGGGTAGAGGAGGAGCTCCTGGGTCTCCAGGGCCGACTGGAGGCGCCCCACCAGGTTCTCCTTGGACCTGGTGTCCCGCCCGTCGTCCCTACCCCCGGTGATGCGGATGGGCCTCACCCGCGGCCACTCGGCCCGG